TACACTCCAAAACATCACGTGAAACCACACGCAACCAAAGGGGAAAGCAGTTGTTCTTAGAGCACCTAGTCACAGCATCAGCAGCAGACTACACACCGGAAACTCTACCGGACGAAGCTCTTTTCACCCCTTTAGACAAGGCAACCCCCACCGAAACCTTCTCCGCTCAGATAAAAACAAGCGAATGGCTAACCCAGTTTGCCGATGAAGACGACGAAATCCTCACAAAAGCCCAAGAAGAAAAAGTCACCAGCGCTTTCCAAGCGCTCACCACCCACGACCCAAACGCTAAGCAACGACTACTACAACTGGATTTGCCAGAAGAAATAAAAAGTGCGGTTGGCATGGTGACGGCTTACCAGTGGAAATTTGTTGAGCAAGCAGAAGAGCTCAGAAGTATGAGCGTGGCAAAGATAGTGAAGGAGACAGACCACCCCGACGCCAAAGTGCGGCTAAAAGCACTGGAGTTGTTGGGCAAGGTCACAGAAGTGGCCCTCTTTACCGAGAGAGTCCAAATTAAAAACGAAGATGTCAGCGACGAAGAGCTCGACGCAAGAATTAAAGAAAAGCTCGGCAAGTACATGGGCGTAGCAGACGTGGTTGAAGTAGAAGAAATCGAGATAAAGACCAAAGTGGTTGGGCAAGAACCACCGAAAGACGAATGAATCTCGACTTTTTGACCCCACAAGAAGCACTAGCCGCCCAGCTAGCGCTAAAAGACATGACAACGGCAGAAAAACTGGCGTTTTTAACGGATTTAGAAAAGAAAGAAGAGCGCCAGGCGCTCAAAAAGGCGCAAACTAGCATGATTGAGTTTGCAAAACGCGTATACCCAGGGTTTAAAGTAGGCCCCCACCACAGAAAACTGGCAAAGATATTTCAAGACGTGGTCGACGGTAAGAAAAAGCGCGTCATCATCAACATAGCACCACGTATGGGTAAGTCTGAGTTCAGCTCTTATTTGTTCCCTGCCTATTTTTTAGGCAACTTCCCTGAGAAGAAGATCATCATGGGCACCCATACAGCATCCCTCTCCGAGGATTTTGGTCGGAGGGTAAGGAACCTAATTGATAGTGAAGATTACAAAGAAGTTTTTCCAGAAACCCAAGTGGCAGATGACCAAAAAGCAGCGGGCAAATGGTCAACTACTGATGGTGGTCAGTATTACGCAGCTGGTGTTGGCGGCGCTCTGGCTGGTCGTGGAGCAGACTTATTCGTTATTGACGACCCACATTCTGAACAAGATATGAAGGCAAACAGCCGTCTGGGCTTTGACAATGCGTGGTCTTGGTTTCAAACCGGTCCGCTGCAGCGTCTCATGCCGGGCGGTGCCATCATCGTGATCATGACGAGATGGTCGCTTTTAGACTTGACGGGGCGTTTGATTGACTACCAGACGAAAAACCCAGACACCATACCGTGGGAGATAGTGGAGCTGCCAGCCATTCTGGATGAGAACACCAACCACGAGAAAAGCTTATGGCCTGCGCAGTGGAGCCTTGAAGCGTTAAAAAATACCAGATCGTCCATTGATCCTCGCTACTGGAACGCCCAGTACATGCAGAACCCCACCTCGGATATGGCGGCGTTGGTGTCAAGAAAAGACTGGCAGATATGGGAGAGCGACGATCCACCACCTTGTGAGTACGTCATCCAGTCTTGGGATACGGCGTTTGAAACTAAGCAGACATCTGACTACTCTGCGTGCACAACGTGGGGTGTGTTTTATAACAACGAGGACAAGGGCAACCCCAACATCATCATGCTCGATGCGTTCAAAGATCGCATGACCTTCCCAGAGCTCAAACAGATAGCCCTCAAACACTACAAAGAGTGGCAGCCTGATGCGTTCATCGTGGAGAAAAAAGCATCTGGAGGCCCGTTGATACAAGAGCTTCGAAACATGGGCATACCGGTACAAGAGTTCTCCCCATCCAGAGGCAACGACAAGATGGTGCGTTTGAATGCGGTGGCAGATTTGTTTACATCGGGGAAAGTTTGGGCTCCCGACACACGCTGGGCAAGAGAAGTCATTGAAGAAATAGCGTCGTTTCCTGTTGGCGAACACGACGACTTCGTGGATACGACCACCCAAGCCCTTTTAAGATACAGACAAGGCGGTTTTATTTCGTTGGACTCTGATGAGCAGGACGACTTAACTTACAAATACAGACGAAGGGCGGCGTACTACTGATGAGACACCAAACAATGAAACAGATGCAGGCGTGGGCGGACGAAAACAATCTGCACGTAAACCACTTGTCTGCAGCATGGGTACGCCTTGATTGGAGCCCAACTGAATTTACGGGCTGGCATAAAGTAAAAGCGCGTGTGCGTTGGATTTTCCTAAATATCTGGTGGTTCGTTAAAGGATTTTTGCGCTACAGAAACGACTTGAAAAGATGGTTTAAGCTGCGCCGCCTCACAAAAGAAGCCAATAGTCGCTTGATGAAAGAGGTTGAGCGCCTTAAAAACGAACCTCCACACGAGCCCCCAACGCAAGAAGAAGTTGCCGACTTTGTAAAATGGGCTGAGAATAGCGGAATTAGGTTTGCTAATAGGGTGCAACCTATGCCAAAAACACCAGTCAGCTCTCGCGAAGTTGACTTAACCATCACAGGATTTTAGACATGTCAATTGAAAAAAGTTTATACGAAGCGCCGCTCGGCCTCGACGCTTTAGCGAATCAGGAGCCCGATCTGGAGATTGAGATCGAGGACCCAGAAGCGCTACGAGTGAGCGTTGAAGGGGAAGAGATTCTCGATATTGAGAAAGAAGATTTAGAAGAAGACTTCAACGAAAACTTAGCCGAAGTGCTAAGCGAAAGTGATTTGCAGTCTTTGGCATCTGATCTGGCAGAAGATATTGATGGTGACATATCATCACGCGCTGACTGGGAGAAGATGTACAAAGAAGGCATTACGCTTCTTGGTTTGAAGTTCGAAGACAGAACAGAACCGTGGGATGGTGCGTGCGGTGTGTTCCATCCGATGATCACAGAAGCAGTGGTTCGGTTCCAGTCCGACACCATCATGGAGACATTCCCAGCAAAGGGCCCAGTAAGAACACAGATTATTGGTAAAGACACTCCAGAGAAAAAAGAAGCAGCGACTCGTGTTGAAGAAGACATGAATTACGAGCTCACGGAGAAGATGCCTGACTATCGCCCTGAGCACGAGAAGATGTTGTGGAACTTGCCATCAGCAGGTTCAGCTTTCAAGAAGGTCTACTACGACCCAAGCTTAGAGCGCCCAGTGTCTATGTTCGTACCTGCTGAAGACATCATTCTTCCGTACGGCATTTCTGAGATCAACACTTCTCACCGCATCACACACCGGATGCGCAAGACCAAGAACGAGTTGCTCAAGCTAATGAACGCTGGCTTTTATTGCGACATTGAGCTTGGTGATCCAGAGAAATTTACTAGCGAGATTCAAGAAAGCAAAGATAAAGAAACTGGCTTTTCTGCAAACTACGACGATCGCTTTGAGTTGTATGAAGTACACGTTGACTTAGACTTGCCCGGCTTTGAAGATAAAGACGATGACGGTGAAGTAACTGGCATTGGCTTGCCATACGTGGTAACAATGATCCGTGGCACAAACGAAGTTCTGGCTATTCGCCGTAACTGGAAAGAAGACGACGAGCTCAAACTCAAGCGCCACCACTTTGTTCACTATCAATATATTCCCGGTTATGGCTCCTACGGCTTTGGTTTATTTCATCTTATTGGTGGCTACGCTAAATCAGCCACCTCCATCATGCGTCAGCTTGTCGACGCTGGAACCTTATCAAACCTGCCGGGTGGACTAAAGTCCAGGGGTCTACGCATTAAGGGCGACGACACACCGATCGCTCCGGGTGAATTTAGAGATGTGGATGTCGGTAGTGGAAATATTCGCGACAACATCTTGCCGCTTCCTTATAAGGAACCATCCCTCGTCTTATCCGGTTTGATGGATAAGATCATTGATGAGGCTCGCCGCTTTGCTGCTACCTCTGACATGAAGATTAGCGATATGTCTTCTAACTCCCCAGTGGGTACGACATTAGCTATCCTTGAGAGAAGCTTGAAGGTAATGAGTGCGGTACAAGCCCGTGTTCACTACGCACTTAAGCAAGAACTCCAGCTTATCGCTGCCATCATCCGTGACTACACAGACGACGAGTACACATACGAGCCAGAAGCAGGCACACCACGTGCTAAGAAGTCTGACTACAGCATGGTTGAGGTTCTTCCAGTATCAGACCCGAATGCAGCAACGCTTTCCCAACGCGTAGTTCAGTACCAAGCGGTTATCCAGTTGGCACAGATGTCACCACACATCTACGACTTGCCATACTTACATCGCCAGATGCTAGAAGTGTTGGGTATCAAGCATGCTGCCAAGATTGTGCCGATGGAAGAAGATCAAAAGCCGACTGACCCTGTCTCTGAAAATCAAAACGTCTTAAGGGGCAAACCGCTCAAAGCGTTTGCGTTCCAAGATCACGAAGCACACATCAAGGTTCACCAGATGGCTATGCAAGACCCGATCGTGCAGCAGCTTATTGGGCAAAACCCACAAGCTCAAGCCATTATGGGCGCTATGCAGGCACACATCGCTGAGCACGTTGGCTATGCGTACAGAAACAAGATCGAGCTCGCACTTGGTGTAGCCCTTCCAAACCAAGAAGACGAGTTGCCACCAGAAATGGAAAGAGAAATCAGTCGCCTCATGGCAGAAGCAGCGCCACAAGTGTTGCAAGAAAGCCAAGCCGCTGTTGCTCAGAAGCAAGCACAGCAAAACGCGCAAGACCCTGTATTACAACTACAAGCCCGCGAGCTGGCAATCAAAGAGAAAGACGTCAGCATTAAAGAAAGAAAACTCATGGCTGATGCAGCAGCTAAGGCTGATGAGCTAAACCTCAAGCGTGACAAGATTCTGTCTGACGAGAAGATCGCAGCGATGAAGGAAACTGTGAAGAGCACGCAAGATGACAAGAATCGCATTGCTAAAGAAAAAGAGTTTGCTATCGCCACTGGCGTAGACATGGCCCACAAGCGTGCGTTATTACTAAAACCTAACAAACCAAACAAGGAGTAATAAATGGATGTACTAACCATGAATGTTTTACAGGTTCTGCGTGACAAGTTCCGCGCAGATATGAACAACTACACTGACGATTTGGCAAATGGTCAGTGCGCAAGCTTTGAGCATTACAAAGAGCTCTGTGGGGTGATTCGAGGTCTAGCCTTTGCAGAGCGCCATTTACTTGACCTCGCTGAAAACTTAGAGAAAGAAAACGATGAGTGAAACCATCGCATTACCAGAATCAGAATTGATTTTGCCACCGGGAGTATCAATCCCAAAAGTAGACCATGAGTATGAGACAGCTGAGCAAAAGGCCCAGTCTTTGCCTGACCCTAAAGGTTGGCGAATCCTGTGTGCCCTAGTAGAAGTTGGCGACACTTATGCAAGCGGGCTTATTAAAGCTGACACAGTGGTTAAGACCGAGGAAATTACTTCCCCTGTTTTATTCGTTGTGAAGATGGGTCCTGATTGCTACAACGACGCTGAGAAGTTCCCACAAGGCGCGTGGTGCAAGCAAGGTGACTTTGTTATAACCCGTCCATATTCCGGGACGCGGATCATGATTCACGGAAAAGAGTTTCGCTTGATCAACGACGATCAGGTTGAAGCAACAGTCGAAGACCCACGCGGAATTAGTCGCGTTTAATAGGAGAAGCACATGCCAGATGATGATTTTAAGTTTCCGCATGAACTAGAAGAAGAGAATCAGGGTAAACCCTCAGATGACATCGAGATTGACATTGACGCCGAAGGCGACGTGGACATCCAGATTGAAGATGACACCCCTGAACGTGATAGAAAAGCAAAGCCTTTAGACAAAGAAGTTGAAGACCCTTCTGACGAAGAGATCGAAAACTACACTCAAGGTGCGCAGTCACGCATTAAACAACTAACCCATGCAAGGCACGATGAAAGACGTGCTAAGGAAGCAGCATTGCGTGAGAAGCAAGAGCTCGAGCGTATGGCTCAAGCAATTATGGAAGAGAACCGTCGCTTAAAAGAGTACGTCAACAGCGGTCAAGCTACCTATGCAGAAACCTTACAAGCTAAGGCTGAAGCAGAGATGGAAATGGCACGCCGTAAGTACAAAGAAGCGCAAGAATCTTACGACTCTGACGCAATGTTGGCGGCACAAGAAAATCTTACTGATGCAAAGATGCGGCTTGAACAAGCAAAAAATTTCAAGCCTACCCCTTTACAAGTAGAAAGAGATGATGTAAAAACGTATCAACAAGTACCAGAAGCACCGCAGCTCGACGAAAAAACCTTGCGCTGGCAAGCTAAAAACCAGTGGTTCGGGTCTCCGGGGTACGAAGAAATGACGGCTTTTGCACTAGGGCTGCACCAAAAACTAGTCGCTACGGGTATCGATCCCCGCTCTGATGAATACTTCGATCGTGTTGACGGTCGCTTAAAACAGGTGTTTCCAGAAGTGTTTGGCACTTCAAAAGAACCTGAGCCTACTTCAACTAAGAAACCGGCAACTGTAGTGGCTTCGGCTGCCCGCTCGTCGGGGGCTAAAAAAGTAATCAAGCTTACGACTACGCAAGCACGTCTTGCAGAGAAGTATGGATTGACCCACAAACAGTATGCACAGGAAGTTCTTAAATTGGAGGCTAACAATGGCTAATAACCGCACACCTCGGGACTTAGAGACCCGCGAAAACAACAAACCTCGTTACGTTTACAAACCAGCGAGCTCATTACCTGACCCAACACCAGACCCAGACTATGATTTTTACTGGGTAGCGATTGCGATTGCAGGACAAGATAACGCAACAAACTTGTCTCAAAAGCGTCGTGACGGATGGGAACCAGTAAAGGCCGTTGATCATCCTGAACTACAGGTATCTGGAAATAAGGATGGAAACGTAGAAATTGGTGGCTTGCTTTTATGCAAGAAACCAAAGGAAATGGCTGAAGCTCGCAGAGAGTATTACGATCAAAAAGCTCGTAATCAAATGGAGTCTGTGGACAACAGCTTTATGCGAAACAGCGATGCCCGCATGCCTCTGTTTAGTGATCGCAAGAGCACGACGACTAAAGGCGGTGGGTTTGGTAGTGGCAGTAAATAACTTTTTAACTTTTTAGGAGTTTTATAATGGCTTATCCAACCGTTAGCAAACCCTACGGCCTACAAGCAGTTAACCGTGTAGATGGCATGCCTTATGCAGGTGCAACACGTCAGATTCCAATCGCTTCTGACTACAACACCGCCATTTTCAACGGAGACATTGTCCGTGTAGCCGCAGGTGGCAATATCCAAAAATCGACTGTAACAGTGGACTCTACAACTGCTGCTGCAAACAACACTTATGGTGTGTTTGTTGGTGTTCAGTATGTAAACACTCAAGGTCAAACTGTTCAGGCTCAATACTATCCAGGCAATGCCGCTGCTAGCTCAGCTGTTGCTTATGTAGTTGATGATCCTATGGCTGCATTCAAAGTAGTAGTTACAGCATCTGGCTCTAACGTCGTAACTGGCGTAAACCAAAGCGCTGTTGGTACTAACATGTCTGTACGTCAAGGCACAGGTAACACCACTACTGGTGATTCTGAAGTTTCTGTATACGCAACAAATGCTCAAGGTAATGCTGCTGCTCTGCCAGTTCGTGTTATTGCCGTTGTTCCAGCCACAGCTACTTCTTCTACGAATTACCCAGAAGTGATTGTTAAACTTAACAACCCACAAGTACTCTTGGCTGCTGGCCTCGATTACACTGCTTAAGGAGCTATCTAAATGGCTATTTCACGCGCACAACTACTGAAAGAGTTGCTCCCGGGCTTAAACGCTTTGTTCGGACTCGAATACAAGCGCTACGGCGAAGAGCACCGCGAAATCTACGAAACAGAGAAATCTGAGCGTAGCTTCGAAGAAGAAACAAAGTTGTCTGGTTTCTCTGCTGCTCCTGTTAAAAACGAAGGCTCTGCCATCGCTTATGACAATGCACAAGAAGCTTTCACAGCTCGCTATAACCACGAAACCATTGCTTTGGGTTTCTCAATCACTGAAGAAGCGATTGAAGATAACTTGTACGACAGCTTGTCTGGTCGTTACACCAAAGCATTGGCTCGCGCTATGGCTTACACAAAGCAAGTTAAAGCTGCTTCTGTGTTGAACAACGGCTTCACCAACTCTGCCCAATACTACGGCGGCGACGGCGTTCCACTGTTCTCAACAGCTCACCCATTGGTGTCTGGCGGTACTAACAGCAACACATTCGCAACTGGCGCTGACTTGAATGAAACTTCGTTGGAAAACGCAGTTATTCAAATCGCTGCTTGGACTGACGAACGTGGTCTGTTGATCGCTGCAATGCCACGTAAGTTGATCATCCCACCAGCATTGCAATTCGTTGCAACACGCTTGTTGGAAACTAACCTCCGTGTTGGTACAAACGACAACGACGTAAACGCATTGAAGAACAACGGTTCAATCCCAGAAGGTTATGCAATTAACCACTACTTGACCGACACAAATGCTTGGTTCTTGACAACCGACGTACCTAACGGTATGAAGCACTTTGAGCGTATGCCTTTGGCTAACTCTATGGACGGCGACTTTGACACTGGTAACGTACGTTACAAGTCTCGTGAGCGTTATTCATTCGGTTGGTCTGATCCACTCGGAATGTTTGGTTCACAAGGCGGTTAATCGTCTCCAATCAAATCTCGTGAGGATTTGGGAGCCCACTTCGGTGGGCTTTTTTATTGCGTAAAAAGCTTGCACAAAGCTAAAAAAGTAGTAAGATGGTGAAAACCAGAGTTTCGGTCTATCAAACTGATCTGGCAGACGACATACCGATTGATAGACTTATCTTGTATGTAAGGACAATTTATCATGGCTGTTTCAACTACCCAATCGATTTGGCGTTCTGGTGGTGGCGATCAAACTCGTCAATCCTACTGTGGTTCTGGCTTAATGGCTGCTACTTTCTGGATTCCTGCTGCTGGTTCTTCCGCAAACGTTCAGGCTTCTTCTTCTAATACTGCTACTGTGATTCTTCCAGCTGGCGCTGTTGTTACTTCCGTTATTGTTAATGACACAACTTCTGCTGGCGCTATCGACCTCGGATACGTTGTTCTGTCTAACAGCACCGCTGTTACTGATGGCATCGTAAACAGCTTAACTGCTACTTCTATCGTTACTGCCGTTCCCGGCGGTACTGGTGCTGGTACTGCAATGGGTACAGTTATCTCCTCTACAAGCAATATCCGTATCACTTCTGCTGATGGCGGCTCTGGTGCAGGTAACTGTGGTGGTGTGATCACTTACTTCGTAACCGATCCGTACGCTGGTCAACAAAACGTCTAATTAGGAGGTCATTATGACCATGCAAACAGACGTTAAATCGGCTTACGTAACAGGCTCTGGCGCTAATGCCTATGCCGCTCCGGCTCGTGTAAAAGCAATTAATATTGTTGCTACCGGTGCTTGTGTTGTTGAGCTAACTGACGGAAGTTCTTCTGGGACTTCCCGTTTTAAAGCTGGCGCAACTGCAGGCACTACTTACATGCTGCTTCCGGGCGAAGGTGTACGTTTTGAGACTTCCATTTACGTTAATAGCTTAACCAACGCTACTTCAGCGACGATTATTTATGGCTAAGAAAAAAGGCGTCTCTCTTGCAGTTGGACGTGGCGAAAAGCTACCGGTATCTAAGGGTGCCGGTCTTACCGCTAAAGGGCGTGCTAAGTACAACGCGGCTACAGGGTCTAATTTAAAGGCTCCGCAGCCACAAGGTGGTGCAAGACAAAGATCGTTTTGTGCCCGTATGTCAGGCATGCCCGGTCCGATGAAAGACGAAAAAGGCCGCCCTACTCGCAAAGCCGCAAGCTTAAAGAGATGGAACTGTAAATGAGTGAGGCTTTAGATACTGCACGGGAGTTAGCTACGCACGCAAACGACATCAAACACCTACAAGCAGACATGGACAAGTTGGTTCAGGATATGGAGGAAATCAAAAAGTCTTTATCCGAAATCAATAAGACTCTGTCTGAAGCTAAAGGTGGCTGGAAAGCTTTGTTGTGGGCAGGCGGAGCTGTTAGTGCATTAACCGGAATAGTTGGCTTCGTAATGGGCCACTGGGGTAAATAACTTAAGGAACTATGATGAAACACGATGATATTAAACAAGACATGCCAATGATGAAAAAAGTGGCTAAAGCCGAAGTTGCTTCGCACGAAAAGCGTATGCACAAAATGGCTAAAGGCGGCGTTACTCGCGCTGACGGCTGCGTTATCAAAGGTCACACAAAGGGCAAAATGGTCCAGATGTGTGGCGGCGGCATGGCTAAGGGTAAGAAGTAATGAGAGCCTCTCGTGGTATGGGTGCGGTGATGCCTAGCAAAATGCCGGGCAAGAAAGTTATTCATCGCAAGGACAAACCACAAGATGTTGATATGTACGCCGAAGGCGGAAAAGTGAATGCAGCAGGCAATTACACAAAACCGGGGTTACGAAAAAAAATCGTTGCTCAAGTTAAAGCCGCTGCAACTCACGGCACAAAAGCAGGCCAATGGTCAGCGCGTAAGGCACAGCTAGTGGCTAAAAAATATAAAGCCGCTGGCGGTGGGTATAAATAATGTTTAAATGGCTCTGGAGGTTACTCGGTGGCACTAGCGAAATCACAACGCAGCCTCAAAGCGTGGGGCAAGCAGCAGTGGACAACCAAGTCCGGAAAACCGTCGTCCGAAACAGGCGAAAGGTACCTGCCAAAAAAAGCAATACAGGCGCTAAGCCCGCAGGAGTACGCAGCAACAACAAGAGCAAAGCGAGCGGGAAAAGCACAGGGAAAGCAGTTCGTGCCCCAGCCAGCAAAAGTAAAAGCAAAAGTAAAAGCAAAAGTAAAACCGTTTCGAAAGGTTAAGTAATGGCTACTAAAAACTGGATTGCAGGCGCAATCAAAAAGCCCGGAGCATTGCGTAAAGAGCTAGGCGCTAAAAAAGGCCAACCGATTCCTGCTAAAAAACTAGCAGCCGCAGCCAAGAAACCCGGTAAATTGGGTCAACGCGCAAGACTAGCGGAAACGCTAAAAGGGTTTAAAAAATAATGGCTGTTAGCGGAGTTTCCGACTTTAACCTAGATCTCACAGAGATTATTGAGGAGGCGTTTGAGCGTTGTGGCTCAGAGTCTCGTACGGGTTACGACATTCGAACAGCCCGCCGTTCGCTTAATTTGTTGTTTGCAGATTGGGCAAATCGTGGCATTAATATGTGGACGTTTGAAGAAGGTCAGATACCGCTTGTTCAAGGCGTAACTACTTATGCCCTGCCTAACGACACAGTTGACCTTTTAGAGCACGTAATCCGTACTAGCGCTAACGTACAGAACAATCAGGCTGACTTAACGATTACTCGTATCTCGGTATCTACCTACGCTACGCTCCCAAACAAGTTGCAACAGGCTCGTCCTATTCAAGTTTGGATTCAGCGTTTAGATAGCGCTTCATATTTGATGCCATCACTTGTGGCTACAACTTGTACAGCTGCCGACACTACTATTTATTTATCTGACGTAACGGTTCTTCCTGCAGCAGGTTTTGTTCAAATCGGTAGCGAAGTCATTAGCTATGGCGCTACAGTACAAACAAGCCCATCTAGTCCAGCCGGATCAATCATTAACTGCGGTCGTGGTCAGCAAAACACCTATGCAGCAGCCCATACAGCAGGCGCTACTGTAACCAAGGTTCAACCCCCCTCCATAACTGTATGGCCTACGCCTGATCAGGGAACAGCGGCTGAACCGTACTACACCTTTGTGTATTGGCGTTTACGTCGTATTAATAATGCTGGTACGGGTGTGAATACGTTTGACGTACCGTTCCGTTTCTTGCCCTGCTTAACCGCAGGTTTGGCGTACTACATGGCTTTGAAGATTCCGGGTGCCGATGCCCGCTTAGGTGTCTTAAAACAGCAGTATGACGAGGCTTGGAACAATGCCGCTAATGAAGATCAGGACAAGGCAGCAGTCCGGTTTGTACCACGTCGCCTATTCATAACTTAAGGGTATGACATGGGTAATCGGTTTTCTTCTGGCAAATTTGCAATCGCCCAATGCGATAGATGTAATTTTCGTTTTAAGCTAAAAGAACTTCGTATTGAGATTATTAAGACTAAGCCTTATCAACTTAAGGTTTGTCGGCAGTGTTGGGACCCAGATCAGCCACAGTTGCAGTTAGGTATGTACCCAGTCGAAGATCCGCAAGCAGTACGCGATCCAAGACCAGACAACACCTACTACCAAGGCGGCTACACGGGTTTGCAGGTAAATCAGAATGCAGGGTCTACTGTACAAGGTAACGGTGATCCTACAGGGGGTAGTCGAGTATTTCAGTGGGGTTGGGCACCAGTTGGTGGTGCAAGCTATTTTGATAGCACTCTAACGCCAAATTACTTGATTGCCTTGGGCCAAGTAGGTACAGTAGCAGTATCAACAACATAAGGAGTTAATATGTCATTCAAATCAGGCGCAGACGGCGTAACTAAAAAAGGTAAAACCAAGGGTAAAAACCTCGGTGATTCAGGTCCATCTGTTGGCATCCAAAAAGGTGCTAAAGGTAAAGGTAGCAAGACTGTTACCAACGAATCTTTAAAAGCAATGGGTCGCAACTTAGCACGCGTTGCAAACCAAAAAGGTAAGTAATCATGGCTAAAATCGAAAACAAACCTGCTAGCGCATACGACCAAAACGACACTAGTGTTGCTTTTGGAATGAGCGGCGTTGTTAAAAAAGGCAACGCAATGGATGAAGTAAGAATGTCTGTTGGCAACATTAATAAAGGCCAAAAAGACGGCGTTAAAACCGATGGCATCAAGATTCGTGGCACTGGTGCTGCGACTAAGGGTGTTATGGCTCGTGGGCCAATGGCTTAAGGTTAAAGAATGAACTACGTACAGCTGTATCAAGCAATCCAAGACTACGCTGAATCTAGCGAACAGCTGTTCGTAGATAACATTTCTACCTTTGTACGCCAAGCGGAACAACGGGTTTACAACGCAGTTCAGATTCCAGCATTACGCAAAAACGTAAC